GCAACACTTCTAATTTAAATAAAAAACTCAATAAAATCAATAGGATAAAATGGCATATATGCCCGATAGTGCTTGAATCTGCCGTGGAATAGTATATAATAAGAGTATATTAACAAACTAACCGAAAGAAAACATTATGACTTTACAACAAATATTTGAAACATTTAAAAATCTTAAAACTTCATCTGATAAATTAACTTTTATTGATGAGTTAAAAGTGATGACTCAAAATAACATTATCAATTTTGATATCAACTTCGAAACTATCGAAGAAAACATTATGAACGAAAGATAGAAATATGACAATACTATTATACATTACATTATCACTAACTGCCTTCTTTGCTTATTGTACGGCAGTTGCTTACTATCAATCTTTCAAAGAAGAAATCGGAGAACTTTAAAATGATTAAAATTTTCAAAACTGCTAAATCTTTACAAGACGGCATTACAAATATGATGGCTGGCGCTAAAGAAGATTATGCTCAAACAATGGGTAGTTCAGATTCTGCTTACACTAAACAAAAACTTGAAAAGTATGATTCAGAAACAACTATCAAAAACGGCAAGAAGTATGTCAAAGTTATTCATGACCGATCTGTTTTTGCTTTTATAGTAAAAGAAGATTTTAAACACTTCAGACGAGGTGATGTATTGAAACCTGCGGGTTGGGCTGCACCGGCACTTAATCAACCAAGAGGTAATGTTCTAGAGGGCAACTACCCTATCCAGTGGACGGGGCCACTTTACTTGTAAGATGAAAACTATATTTAATTTTTTATTTAATATTGTAAAATTAATGTCTATGTATTTAGTATTAGTTTTCGGAAGTCTTTTTGTATTATACTTAACAGTTTATTTAATATGATTAGTAGTTTTTTAATATTCACAGGTTTATCAGTTTTATCAATAATCGTAATCGGGAAAATAACATGATATAGTATAGGTAAATGGCAAAAACACCGAGAGTAATTTCACCCATAATGAAACGAAATCTATGCCATCGGATGAATGATTATGGGACCCTTAGTCGCTCGTGAACAGATCGAGTTGAAGCACACGAAAGGGTAGAGACAAAATATGCTTCACAAATTATAATATGAATAAGGAGAATACATTATGAAAAAAAGATACTTAGAAGGATCAACAGACACAGATATAGTCAACTATATGTTCGGTACTGGTGAGAGTGAATCAAAGACTCATTTTTTGAGTTATAAAACAATAGGTGATAAAAATGCCTATATGGTAGGGTACTTGTCTAGTGCATTACAAAATGCTCATAGAGACTTAAAAAATGCGAGGGGTGAATAATTATGATTGAGATATTTGAAATGATAAAAGACTTGAAACAAATTAGTCAAGTTCTAGAAGATGAGGAAACACCAATGCATCCTCAAACTATCTTTGCTAAGTTCAAAGTTAGAGAACTAATCACCAAATATGAGAATAAAATTACGGATTATGAGAAGTCTTTCGGTTCAAATAGAACTAATAGTCAAGTAAATCAAGAACTTAATAGTGCTTGACATTTACTCAAAAGTCTGATAGAATACAGAAATAACTAATAAAACAAGGAGAATACATTATGAACGGCGTTTACACACAAGAATTTATGTTCGAAGAATTTAAACAATTAAAATCAAGACCAAAGAAAGTCGCATGGTTGACCGATATGAGATCGGCAAGAATCAATCATCCCGAAATGTTTAGAGGTACTAAGGTATCAGTCAAGAATTTTGACAAACTGATTGAAGTATGGTCACAAAAGAACCCTAAAAAATATGCTGAAGATTTAATCGGCATTACTGCTAGAGTAGAGGCAGAACGAATTGCAGAAAAGGCAAAACATAGTGGTGGCAAACCTGTGTTTTCGGGCAGAGGTCCTAACGCAAAATAATGGTTATTCGAAATTTCTTTATGTTGTTGATTATAAGTACACTATTGGTCTTTGGCTTTGCCAGGGCCGATAGTTATACTGAGGCAGTTACTGGTCATGTAATCACACAAAAGATACAGAATAATGACATGGATCATAGTGCTGTTGCAAATGCAGAACTTAATAGACAAATGCACCAGTTAAGTTTAGAGATACTTGCTGTTGTGTTTAATAATATGCCTAATATATTAGATGGCATATCAGCACAAATGAGATTAGAGGCAGACAAGATGTATAAGTGTTCGCTTCAAGATGATTATAAAAACAAAGATTGCAAATAATGAGTAGTACGATATATACATATCAAAAATCAAAGAGAAAACCTATACCTTTAACTAGAGATAGGTTGTTGACGCTGAAAGAACACGAAAGAGCATTGAAGAAGTTGGGTGTTGATTCAAGTCGACCTACTGATTTATCAGATGGTCCGTTAGTGAAGCGGTTATCACGCCTGCCTGTCAAGCAGGAGACCACGGGTTCAAATCCCGTACGGACCGCCAGTAAGATGGGCGGTAGTGGTACTGTACCTATTGAGAACTGGAAGCTTCAAGAGAGTAAAAACTTTACAGTTGCACCTGCTTATAATAAAGGTGCATATCAAGTTATTACTAAAAACAATATTAAAGACATAGGCAAATGAAATATCAAGGCAAAATATTTACAACATTATATATTGCGTGTATAATCGCTATATTATTAATCAGTACAGGATGCTCTCAAACAAGTGCAAGAAGTCATATAGGTACAGTTGCAGGTGGTGTGAGTGGTTTTACTACTTGTCGTGCATTACTTGATACAAATATAGCATTGACTGCTTTTTGTACACTTGTTGGTGCTCAATTAGGGGCGAGTATGATGTATAGAAATGATATGAATATTCACAACGCAGTCTTTATAGATACATTAAACACAGCACCTGGCAAACGATCACATACAACCTGGGGCAATGGTTCTAATTGGGGATCAGTAACTATCAATAGAAGTTATCTAGTCAGAGGTATTAAGTGTACAGATTATGAGTCAGTTATAAGTGTAACACAATCTTGGCCATTGAGTGGTATTAATCGAGAGAGTGAATTCGGTACTGCTTGTAGAAAACCTGACGGCAGATGGACTATAAAAGAAACTACACAAAAGGGGTGGTGGTAATGAGTACTTGGTTTGACGAGAAAACATTTTCAGAACCTCCTATGTCTTTTAAAAGATATATGAAAAGATTAGGAAAACTATGTAATGCATATGATAATGCTAAAGATCAAGAAATGAAAACTATGTGGTCAATAAAAATGACAGAACTATATAAGATATATATTGACTCAAGACCTAGAAATGGAACATATCACTAATGCATAATCCTTTTCACAGATTTATGGTTACTATGATGTTTATTGCTATATGTTTAGTAATACTAGGTGATTTTGTTATGGCAGAAGAGAAAAGTAAATCACAATGGTTAAGTGAAAACCCTTGTATGATTAAAACTGAAACTTCTACAATAGAAAAATGTTTAGACTCAGAGTGTTTAATCAAAGAAACGATTGTAACTAAAGAAGAAGTATTGAAATGTAAAGATGGCTATGATGGTCCTAACTATTGGGAACTATATGCACAATTTTACTATGACGGATTGACTACTCCTGCTTATTGCAGGCAGTATGCGAGACCAGACCACCCTTTTAAGACACCGGGTATGGTTTGTTTAAATGAAAAAGGTGTCTGGGAAGAAAAGAAATAATGACTAAATTATTAGTAATTATTACCTGTATTGTTGTCCTTACTGTACATGGTGGCGAATTTAAGGACAAAATAAATCTTGAAAGAATTTTTGAGATATCTTATAATATAATGAATCAAAGTGAAGGAGAATCAAATGAATAAAATTATATTGATCGCTTTAATGAGTTTAACTATGGCAGCTTGTGCTAATACACAGTATCCAGTTCAACTTGAAGCGAATGTTGATGAGGGGCGAACACTAAATCAAATACCACAATGGTATGTTGACGCCGCAATCGACAAGGGTCTGATTACGAACCGTAATGCCGATGAGTACATTTATGCTGTCGGTCAAGGTACTAGTCCAGACTTACAACTTGCAGTTGAAAAGGCAATTATTGTTGCTAAGGCAAATCTTGCTGATCAACTTGAAGGTGAAATGAATAAGAGAACTGAATTGTATGTTACAGAAGTCGGTCAAGAAGGCAATAAAGAAGTTGCCTCTAAGATTGAGAGTACAATTGTGAATGTTATTCAAAAAATCAAAGTGCAAGGTTACGAAGAATGGAACAAGGATGTTTACGAAACACCTAGTGGCGAATATAGAGTATATGTTGGTCTGAAGATGGGTGTTGGTAATGCTAACAGACTGTTCAATTATATCGTAGGTCAGGCAACTACTGGTACAGACATAGATTCACTTGCTGAAGAAGCAATTGAAGAAGTTATGAGTTCACCAGTTGAAGCTGTTGCAGTAGAGGAGATCAGTTAATGAGTATTGTTGTTTACAGTAAACCACAATGTCCCTATTGCGATAAGGCGAAGGCGTTATTAACACGCCTTGGCCATGACTATACAGAAAAAGTCGTAACGGTAGACATGACACTTGAAAACTTATATGAAGTATTAGGTAAACAGGTGAGAACTATTCCTCAAATTGTAATTGATGACATACACATAGGTGGCTACAATGAACTTGTAGAACATTATGTATCTAAAGGTATTATCAATTTTAAAGGGGAAAGAGTCTCAAATGAAACTAACTAATTTTCAATTAACTAACTATAAATTTGTTTTTAAAAATAATGAATTCTTTGAATGTATATCAGATCACTTTGATAATGCTATGTTGCTCGTTGAGGCATCACACATTACTAGAGATTTAAAATATACTGCTGATGATTTATTAATTGTTGAAGAACGAAAAGTAAAATATAATATATAAGGAGAGTATGTGCTATTAGTACTAGATATAAAGAAAGAAGAACTACAAGAATTTATGCAATACATAGATGTATCTTATTCAGGCGGTAACGTGCCAGAAGAAATAATGCCTATTGCCGTTGCAGTAAATAAAAGTCTTAAAAATAGAAAGAAGAAAAAAAATGGGTAAATTTATAAAAACACCAATGGATGAGAAGATAACATCTTATCTTGCCATAGAACTATATAAGAAGGATCCTATGAATCCTGTCTTAGCAAAGTTTATGAGTATGAAAAATGAAGAAGGTCATTATTTAACAAAAGTTATAAACGAGTACAAAAAAACAAATGAACATCCTGACCACTATAATACAGACGGCACATGGAGATCAAGTACTGGTAAAGTTTCATTCACACAATTTTTAAATGATTGAAGAGGATGAAATGGCTGAAAAGATGGCCAATCTTCGAGCAAAGAAGAAGCCAGCGAAACTATCTAGTATCGATCAAGGTGTATTAGATTTACCAGAAGATCATCCACTATCTTATGTTAATGTTAAGAAGTATATCGCAACACAAGAAGGTCTTGTTAAAGTCGGTAAACAACAACAGAATATGAGAAGTGAAAATCAAAAGTTAAAAGATGAGGGTATGAGAACTAGACTGGATGCTGAGGCATATATTCGCAGTATGAAAAAATATCTAAATTCAGGTGACTGGACTAGTTTATTCTATGGGGAATATGAAGATAAGTTAATAGAATGGAAGGTAGTTGCTACATCATATAAATAATACTATGAGAGATTTTCAACAATACATAAATGAGGGTGTATATGACCCTAATATATTCAAGGCATTCTTTCTTGCTGGGGGACCTGGTTCTGGTAAGTCTTGGGTTTCATCAAAAACATTATCTGGTATAGGACTAAAAATTATAAACAGCGATGATGTATTTGCTAATGCATTGAAGAAAGAAAGTATGTCTTTAAACTTTGCAGGATATAGTGATGCTGAAATTGCAAGGCGTGATAAGATAAGAGATAAGGCAAAGAGTTTAACTGGTACTAATCTTAAACAATCATTAGAAGGTCGTTTAGGATTAATCATGGATAGTACAGCAAGAGATTACGATAGAATATCAAATGAAGCAAGTTTAATGAAACAACTTGGCTACGATACCTACATGGTATTTGTAAATACAAGTTTAGAGGTTGCATTACAAAGAAATTCAATGAGAGATAGAGTCTTACCAGACGCTATTGTCATTCAAAATCATAAGACCGTTCAAAAGAATATAGGTGCGTTTCAACGAACCTTTGGTCAAAACAATTTTGTTATTGTAGATAATAACAGAAGAGCAGAAGATGTCAATCCTAGTGTTTATAAATCGATACGAAGAATGATAAATCAAAAACCAACATCACCAAGGGCAATAGCATGGATAAAGAGAGAACTAACGAAGAAACGAAGGTAGAAATGGGAAAGATTATTAAGTTCCCAATGGACAAAGTCATTCGCAGAAAACGAGAAGAAGGACCTAAACTTAGCGAAGCAGAAGCACAGATGATGAAAGAGGAAACTTTCATAGAGAATCTATCTGAGCAAATAACTTTAGATATCATTGAAGATTTAAGAGATAATGCTGTCGCTATGGATAGCGATGTGTTTCTACAAGATTTAGCAGTAATGGTCGAAACATTGAAAGCAATGCTCAAACGAGACTTTGGTCATAAACACCCAATGCAAGCCATTACCGATAATCTTACAAAGATAATCACAACACCAGATGGTAGAAAGTTTACCGATATTAACTATGCGAGAATATCTGTACACCCTAAGGTAAATGCTGAGGATTTCTTAGAAACAATCGGTAAGTTACAAAAAGAAATAAAAGATGATGATCCCACTAAAGAAGGCGAACTTGAAATAGAGTTTATTCCTGAGGAATAGACCTTGACAATCCGAGTGGATTGTGTTATAATAATGATATGATTATAGTTGACTTAAACCAAATAATGATTTCGAACTTAATGGTTCAAATCAACGGAAGACAGGCAGTAGACCTATCCGAAGACCTTGTTAGACACATGGTCTTAAATTCACTTCGTGGACACAACAAAAAGTTTCGTAAAGAATATGGCGAAATGGTTATTGCTTGTGATTCAAAGAATGTATGGAGACGAGAAGTGTTTCCAAATTACAAGGCAGGGCGTAAAGCAAGTCGTGAAAAATCAGATCACGATTGGAATGCTATCTTTGCTATGTTGGGTAATATTAGAAGTGAGATAAGAGAGTTCTTACCATACAAAGTTTTAGAACTAGAAACTGCTGAGGCTGATGATATTATTGCTGCAGTAGTCAGACGAGTTCAAAATCGTGTAGGACCTAACCATCTGAAAAAGATGCTTATTTTATCAGGAGATAAAGATTTTATACAATTACACAATGAATGGGTTAAACAATATAATCCAGTACTAAATAAGTATGTAGGCACAGATGAAAATCCTGCCTTATATATAAAAGAACATATACTAAAAGGTGACAGAAGCGATGGAGTCCCTAATGTATTGTCAGATGATAATGTTTTCATAGAAGGTAGACGACAGAAACCTTTAAGTAGAAAGAAAATAGATTCATGGTTAAATGAAGTCTTTATGACTATGACCGAAGAAGAAGAAAAGAACTACAATCGCAACAAGAAATTGATTGACTTAACTTGTATACCTCTAGAGTTAGAGGACAAGATTAATAATGAGTTTGATAATGTTGAAGTGGCATCAAGAGATAAAATCTTGAACTACTTTATAACAAGAAAACTTAAAACTTTAATTGAGGTTATTGATGAATTCTAATCTCAAAAGAACTGTTAAGGAGAAATAACAATGGCTATAATAAGAAGAAATCCAGACGGATCAGTACAAAGTGATAGTAGAGGTCAAGGACCTACACAATCACACCCAGCATTAATGACTAGAAGTGGTATCAATGCATTAGCAGAATCAGGCAGAGCTTTGCCTTTGTTAATGGATGAGATTGCTTCAAAGATTAATAATGCAAAAGATAAAACAAGAAAACTAAAAGTACTTAAAGAAAACGATTCAGTCGCTTTAAGACAAGTACTAAAAGGTGCATTTGATCCTAATATCGAATGGTTAATACCTGAAGGTGATGTTCCCTACACACCTAATGACGCCCCTCTAGGAACAGAGCATAATATTCTTTCTCAAGAAGCAAAGAGATTATATCTGTTTACAAAAGGTGGTGATAATACCTTATCATCTTTGAAAAGAGAAACAATTTTCGTTCAAATGCTAGAAGGACTATCTGCTGGCGAAGCAGATTTTTTGATTAATGTTGTTAATAAGAGAATTAACAATAAGTACAAAGGATTCACAGCGAATCTAGTCAAAGAAGCATTCGGATGGGATGATAACTTTATGAAAGTTGAAGGATAATCCACGCTATCATTAAGAAAGACCCCTATTTTACTAGGGGTTTTTCTGCTTGACTATCCGAAGTAAATAGTGTATAATTAAGTATGAAATTAAATCATCACGAAAAGAAGATCATTAATGGTATTCTAGACAGCAGAAAGGCGAGATATGAAACGCCTAGACGCAAGATAGATGGACCATATAAAGAATGTAAATATTATGAGGCAGCTATTTCTTTAATGGTAAAAGGAATAGTTTATGCTGAATCGACAAACGAATTACTAGTAGAAGGACCTGCATTACCTGATCCAGAATATAGATGGTTTGTATGTAGACCTTGGAAAACAAAAAGAGAGTTGAGGAAAAACATATGAAATACTACATGAAAAAATATTCATCATTACTTAAATACTACATAAAAGAAAATAGTGAAGAAGTTAAATCAGGTCTTATTGCTTTTCTGATTACTTTCATTACATTTATGTTTTTAAATATCAGTTTTAAACCAGAACCACTAGATGTAATCATCTGTGAAGATGGTGAATGTTCGTCAATAAAAGCAGAAAAGATTATCATTCAAAATACAAAAGAAGTAGATGATGAATTTATTGATAGTGTAAAGAAAGTTTTAGATGAACCACTTATAGAATCTAGTACACACAAAACATTTTTAGATTCAATGGATAAATGTATTGACTATGTCTATCTAAGTGTATCGCCTGAACATCAACTGCCTAAGAAACTTGTACTTGCTCAAGCAATACTAGAGTCTGCTTGGGGTAAATCTAGATTTGCGAATGAAGGTAATAATCTATTTGGTATAAGAACATTTGATAAAAGTACAGACTATTTACTACCTATCACTTGGGATCCAAACAAATGGCCAGGGTGGGGTGTAAAAGTTTATGAGAGTAAATGTGCTAGTGTTAGAGATTATGTTCGTATCATCAATGAAGTATGGGCATATGAAGAACTTAGAGAAGCAAGAAAAAGTAATCCAAACATTACAGCAATAGAACTTGCAAGTTATCTTGATAAGTTTTCAACTAATCCTAATTACGAAAATCTAGTGGTGAGAATAATCGAAACAAAATTATAGAATGAATATATTTTATCTACACGAAGAACCAAAGACCTGTGCTGAACAGCACTTAGACAAACATGTGGTTAAAATGCTTATCGAGTATGCTCAACTAATGTCAACTGCTCATAGAATGCTTGATGGTCAAGAGTATGTTGCTAAATCAAAGACAGGTAGAAAAGTAACTAGATACAGATTAGATAATCCTAATGAAGAAGCAACTGTCTATAAAGCTTGTCATCTAAATCACCCAAGTGCTGTATGGGTTCGTGCTAGTGCTTACAATTACTACTGGTTGTATCGAATGTGGTCTCATCTACACGAAGAATTTCAAATCAGATATGGTAAAGATCATAAATCATATGTTGTACTCAAAGAACTATTGAGAAACCCACCTAAAAATATACCCCTAAATATTCCTTTTAATCAACCAACACAAGCAATGCCAGATGATGTAAAGCACGAAGATAGTATTACTGCTTATCGAGACTATTATATCAAATACAAGAACAGTTTTGCTACATGGAAAACAAGTGTACCTGAATGGTATAGTGAGGGAATAAATGCCAACATATAATTTTAGAAACAAAAAGACAAATGAAGAATGGCAAGATTTAATGACGATTGCTGAGATGGAAAAGTTTGTCAAGAAAAAACACATTGAATTATTACCACCGACTCAAATGAATATTGTATCAGGTGTAGGATCTATGGATAGTAAGACTGACTCTGGATGGAAAGAAGTTATGTCTAAGATTTCTGAAGCACATCCTGTCAGTCACCTTGCTGATAGATATGGTAAGAAGTCAGTAAAAGACACACAGGTAGATAAGGTAATAAAAAAACACAGAGACCGTAAAGTAAAAGGCGGTGGGGCGTAAGTATTATAAATAATAGTACTAATGCTATCGAGTATATCTCAACATACTCATTCTAGATAAAAAGAGTCAGATGTTGTGAGGTCAATCCGATAAGGCGTTATAGATGAGCGCTCATCAAACAGGAATATATATGGCAGACTTTGACTTTTTAGATGGTTTTGACACAGGTGGTGATTGGGGATTTTCTTCAGTTGCTGAGAAACCATCAGGAAAAACACAATCAGACTCAGAAACAACTAAAGCAGTTGTTAAACAAACAGCTGATGGTGTCGGGAAAGCTGTATCTAAAGAGGTTCTTTCTACAATCGAAGGTAAACTTGATCGAATCTATTCAGCAATAAATTCAACTAAATCTGAAATCAAAGAAAAGAATGAAACAGAATTAGAGATTGCTAAAAAGCAAATGGATGATGAGTACGATTTAAGAAAAGATAATCTTGGTAAAGATCAAAAAGAAAAATATGCTAAGTTAGAAAAATTAATAATCCCCTTATTGATTAAGTTAGCAAAATCACCAGAAGATTACATCTATTGGCCAAATAGAGAAAGTGTAATCGAAACACAACTAAAAAAAATAGTAGAGATAACGAGAGGTTAATATGAAAGTATCTGAAAATACTTCTATTAGTATGCCCGCTAGAAATTTAATCTCTATTATAACAACTGTTATCGTAGGTGCATGGTTTGCTTTTGGCGTTATTGAAAGATTGAACTCCATAGAAACACAACTACAGTTAATTGAAAAAGATATACAAGCAGCAAACGAGTTTATAGAAGGTGTGCCAAAAGGCGACATGGTTTCTCCACAGATACAAGAACTCTATATGTTAGTAGAGTATCTATCAGGTAGTGTAGAGAAAATACAAGTGAAGATTGAAGAAGAAATACCTAACATTAAAAAGAATGCTATGACCATACAATTTCATGAGGATAGAATAATAGATGTAGAGGAGAAAGCTAATGGGAGTAATTGAAGTAGTAGTCGTATTAAGTCTTTGGACTTTTCAAGGTGATGTTCGGAAAGTTGAAGGTTGGTACCATCAGGATAATTTAAGTACTTGTTTGGCGTCAAAAAGATATGCTGAAAAAAATGCAGGCAAAACAAACAAATACACTTGCTCAGTTGAAGAATGTTTAATGAAAACAGACTCTACTGGTGCTAAACATTGTGACAAGATCATTAACTAATAAACAAAACAGTAAGGAAATAATATGCAATTAAGTGATAACTTCAGTTTAAACGAATTTACAAAATCAGATACAGCAGTTAGAAAAGGTATTGACAATACACCTAATGATGTTCATTTAGAAAACATGAAAGCACTATGCGAAAATGTTTTACAAAAAGTAAGAAGTCATTTTGGCAAGTCTGTTAGAATCACAAGTGGTTATAGATCACCTGAACTATGTGAAGCAATTGGTTCAAGTTCTAAATCTCAACACGCTAAAGGTCAGGCTGCTGATTTTGAAATAACAGGTATCGATAATAAAGAACTGGCAAAATGGATTAGAGATAATGTAGAATTTGACCAGTTGATATTAGAGTTTTATACCGAAGGTGATCCGAATAGTGGTTGGGTTCATTGCTCTTATAGTGATGATAATAGAAAACAAGTGTTATCTGCCAGTAAAACCGATCAAGGCACTCATTATTCACACTCTGAATTAAAATAACTGCTTGACTTTTTAGTCATTTACTGTTATAATAGCAGTTATGAATCAGTTAAATAAATTTATGAAAGACAACTATAGTCTAAAGTCTTTCAAGCACAACGCCCCATCTTGGGCTGGCCCAGACTTAAACACACA